CATTTGATCTGTTTGGTCTGACACTTGTAACGGTAGGTGGACTTTCATATCTATATCTTAACCCTAAAGGTTCGGCGGCAAAGTAGGCAGCAAGATTTCCTAATGAATTATCAGAAGGTAAACTTCCATCTCTTCCAACACCTGTTAAACCTGAGTCTTTATTGAAACTTACAAAATTATATTCAGAGTTAACTTGTCTATAATTTTCTAAAATTTCAAAAGCTTGTGAGTCTAAAATATTTGTAAAATTTAATGTTAACTTTGCATCTACCTGTTTATCACCATATCTAAGTACAGTCTTAGCTCCATTTTGCGCTACAAATTCTGTTTGTGGATACGTACCGGGTGTAAAACTTCTTGATGAAGGTTTTATGTTAGGAAAATTTACGTCAATTGCCATTTTTAATCGTCATCAGAAAATATATTGTCATTATATTTTAAAACCTTAAATCTACCATCTGCATCTAAAGGTTGATGTGTTGCTGTTAATTGCACAAAACCGTCTTCTGTATATGTTATTGATTCTATTTTATATATACGATCAGCAGTATTTGTTTTTTGAATAGTAAAAACAGAATTTCTAAATTGACTTGAAGCCTTATTGTTATCAGCAGTCAAAACAGCTTCTCTTGGTTCACCAAAATCGCTACCATTTTCATTAAAAGCTCTCCAATAAAAAATATTAGCTCCTATAGGATTTGTGTTTCCTTGGGATTGTATAGTCCCATCAGCAGAAATATAACCATTTTCAAATCTGTCATTATGTGTGATTTCAGAAAAGAATCTTATATAATCACCGGGTTCTAAAGACATCGCAGATTCAGGTGTTGTTTCAAAACTAATGCCATGATCTACAAATTTTCTAACGAGCAAAGCATACTCTGCAAATGTTTTTGCGTGTTTTTCAGATGTACAAAAATTAGACATATCAAACACTTCTCTAGGGTCATTTTGACTTCCACCTAAACTATCTCCAAGTCTTAAATCTAAAACTTCAGTTTTAGCAAAACCATTTTCTACCTCATTACGATATAAGACTCTTGCTTGAAAAAGCTGTCTTTCTTCTGGAGATAAAAAACTCACTTTTAAACTTCTTGTATTTCCATCAGTAAACAAAGCTTTAACTATATCTTTAGCTAACACCTCACGATTTATTTCATTATTTGAAGTTACTGGAACTGTTGGTGTTAAAGAAAACTGCCCGCCTTTAATAGTGAAATCTAATAAACAAAAAGTTGCATTTTGATAAATAAACTCTCTTATATTTTGTTGTTGTGTAATGATACCATCCCAATATAATTTATTTGCCTCACAAAATTCTGCGGCTTTCTCCATTTCTTGTTTATTAATTTGAGTTTCACCTATTAAATTACCTGCGCCGTTCACAGAGTCTGTTAACAAGTGATATGCAATATTGGGAAATAAATTAGATGATTCTCTTCTATTATTAATTAAATTTTCTACTTTAATACCATCTTTTACATAGACAGATAGTTGTGAAAAGTTAGTAAATTCTTTACTACTATTCATCTTTATACCAACATTTGATAATTGACTGTAAGGTAAAAAAGCGTCATCTGCATCAGAAGCTCTGATCATTTCATTTACATAAGTAATTTGATGTTCGGGCTGATCTAGGTGGCTAGGTCTTTCTGAGTCAAATTTTATATAATCAGCAATTGCATCAAAAGGATTTAAGTTTTGACCTTCAGGCCAAGGTTCTGTTACATAATTACCAAACTCAACAAGGCAAAACACACTTTCATTCCCAAATGAATCAAAGGGTATTGTAACTTCATCACCTTCTTTATAACCACTCCCTTTGTTTGTAATCTCCCATCTCTTAGCACCGTTATCAAACAATTCAACTTTAACTTGTAAACCTGATCCATGACCACCAGAAGGAGATACTGTTTTTGGGTAACCTGATACTAAACCTTCGGTTACATTGCCTAGACGTGACAAAACTATTTTATATCTACTAATAAAATCATCGTCAGAGTCAGTTATTGCATCTCCAGTTGAATATCGTATGTCGCCAACTACAACATTAAAATCCGTATTATTAGCAGCGAAATTTCCAGTTCTCCTATTAGGAAAAGTATATTTTCCTTTTAATTCATCATTATAGTAAAAATACAAAACTGTTCTTTGCTTTGGGTAAAAAGTAAATTTTTCTAGACGTTGATAAACAAAATGCCTATCCTCTGAATCACCTTCATAAGTTGTTTCAAAAGGTATGTAGTCTTCTTTGGTTCTTGGTGTACCAACAACAGTGCGATTAAAAGCTAAAACTTTTCCTTCGCCCGCATCTTCAGCCTGTGGTATTTTTCCTAAAAACCATTCGGGATTACTTACAGCATTATCAGTAAGTTTATAATCTGTTCTTCCGTTAAAATATATTGAATGAATACCAGAATTATTTACTTGTATTGATGTGAGTTTAGTCCCTGTCAATAAATTTACGTCTTTTTCTCTATACTGCCTTTTCATAAAGTTGCCAGGAACAGGTTGCAACTTAAATTCTCTTAGTTCATCATTTCTATGGTTAATTCTTATGAAATTATATTGAGGTTGAGGTGTTCTACCTAATACAGCAAAAGGCTTGTCTCCTATTTTTGTCCATTCATCATCACCTACTGTTCTTGCATACAATTCAAAAAAACTTAATCTTTTAACGTATTTACTCATCTGACCTAAAGTAATATTGCCATTTTTCTTTTCATAATCATGAACTACTCCATCTTCCGCCTCTTCACCAGCATTATCAGGTTCACCATAATATTGCCAATAACCAGGATGACTATTTACATTTGCAAATCCTGTTATCTGTCTATTGACAACAGATTTTAACCCTATTTCTGTTGTTGTACATTTAAAACTATTTGTTATTACTCCAATAGCTATTTTCTGTATTAAAAGTAATTCATAAGGATTATGTGATTGCGTTACAGATCTTACTTGTATTTCGCCCGGTTCATCAATTTTAAAAGTAAATTGTTTTGTAAGGTTTTTTTGCCAAATACCATCTTCTCCAGAATTACTAATATTAGCACTAATTAAGCTACCTATCGCAGTTCCAATAAGATACTGTTCACCTATAGCAAGAGAATCATCTGTATTTTCCCTATCAGCATTTACAGAAGACGCAACATCTTCAGTACCCCAATCACTAAAATCTTCTTCAAATTCTTTATTAGGGTCGTGGTCTGATATTTGAAAGGTTATTAAGTCATTTTTTCTTACATTATCGATAAAATCTTGAGTTGTACTACCATTTTTTGCAATTACAGCTTGGTATCTAGGAAAATTTGTTTCTATTTTTCTTCTTTTTATAATAGTTTTTTGTTTAACTGAAATTTCACCATCATCACCTGTAGTATCATCTAAATTTTCTTGTAAAAGAATCAACTCATACGGCAACATAAACCTCATGCTGTTAGGAACAGGATTGTAATTGCCAAAAACATTTTGAGTAGAAGGTGTACGAGTTGCACAAAAAGTATTACTTTCAAAACTGCCACTGCGATCACTATCAACTAAAGGCAAGGCAACATCATCCGAAGAAGTATTACCATTTCTATCTTTTTCTTTTGGTAAAATACCCAAAGGATATTGGTGTACACCGTTTCTAAATTTTCCATCATCATCTGGATCGCCAGTATAAAAGAATAATCTAAACTTACTTGCTGGGTAATTTTTCAATAAAACATCTCCTATTGCATAGCCATTAAAATCAGGTCTTGCAGCAAGTTCACCAGACGATAAATTAAATATTGCTTTTATCTGTTGGCCTTTTGATAAACTTCTCATTTGTGACCATATCAGTTGTGTATTTACTCGAACACCACCATAATCAACCCCATCTACTCTTTCATATTTAGCAAATACTAAAGGTATAACCGCACCTAACTCTGCAAGCTCCTGTATTGAATCAAAACCTGTTTGAGGTGCAAATCTTCTTACACCTTCCTGTCCTGGTGTAGTAAGACGAGGTGGTGTTTTAGGAGGCTTTGGTTTAGGTGTTAAAAAATAAGATACAAGGTTAAGAGCTAAACCAACAACAATCTGACCGAGAGCAGTTAAACTACCACTAGCATTTACAAGACCTAATGCTTGAGGCATATTAACGATGTATGGAATATTGTCATACTCCTTTGGCCTTTTGCCATTCTGACTTAAGGTATATTCTAAAAATTTAAAATATTCTTCTTTACTAAAACCTAACTGCTGACAAAGTTCCTGCTCGAAGGGTAATAATACTTTTCTATATCTAATTTGTCTAATGGACTCCATCGAACCATCGTCTCTCCGCAATTCAGCCATCCGTCTTTCCAATAAACTGCAAGA